CTGTTCGAAAGCAGCGGGGTATCTGAGATTCAGTCTGTAGAAAGCCTGCCACCAGCTACACGTACTGTTTATGATAGTATCCTAACCGCCAAGTCAGACATAAAGCAGCTTTATGAAAACCTTAGTTTTTTGGGTGTAAGACTTCTGTCTAGCCCGCTAGATTCAGAGATCACGTCTTCCATGTCGGATATACGTTCTCAGATTTCTGGAAAAGAGAATCTTGTAAAGTCCAGGATGATAGAGTTAAAAGCATATACTGACGTGTCATCCAAGTATCTGAACTCTTCTTCAGCCCTGTCCCAGGCAAGACGTACTCAGGTTACCGACAAGATTAAAAACTTTTTGGCTTATTCTTATTCTTCAGAAAACCCAGAAAGCTCTTCTATGTCGACAGACACGGAGATGGTGCAAGCCTCCGCTCTGATAATGGATGGGGCTAACTCAGACGATGCCAGCTACTCTCCCATAAATCATATCACCTACGCTTTCTCAACGCCTACATTGGTTCCTGGGGAAGTCGCTACTAGCGATACTCTTCATACCCACTTTGGAACTAGGATGCGAATTATTGGACGGGTGTCTCCCTCAAATGAATCTGCTCAGGAAGCCAACGGGGCAATGACATACGTTACCGTAGAGACCACATCTCCAGAGGACAAGGCGAATATAACAGGAGGCAGTGGTGGGATATCTGGATTACTTAATAGTAAAACAGGAGAAGGTTATTACTTTGAGATAGCCGCGCTAGATTCTCTGACTATAGATAAGTACTCTGCTTCAAACATGTTCTTCTACAAGGTTATTTCGAGTGGCTCAGATGCAGAGTCTTCATCCTTGCCTCAGTTATTGTGGAGAGGTGTTTCTGATATTCTGGTAGACGGCGGGGATTTTGTCGGCCAGAGCAGGATCTTTGCACAAGAAAACCAAACGGTGTATGACCTTGCCTTTGAGTACGTTGACAATATCGATGGCACCAGGACTTTCTTCCTTTACTTAAACGGAACACAGGTAGCCACAGTCACGGACACGTCTCCAATTGTCGCTGGCAACTCCTCAGCATTGTTTATTCGCGGAACCTCGAAGTGTATGTTTGAAAATATTTACAGCATGTCAAACAATTACGCAGACAGCCCATCATCAAAGCTGGACCCAGTAGTTAGTTCTGCCTTCGGCGCCGAGGACTTGACGATAAACTCCTCGTTTTCAAAGTATGCCATAAGCGGACTAGTCCAGTCAACGTACCTGTCATCAATTGGCCCATCGAATGTTCCAAAGTACAACATATACTACGATGAGTTTGGAACTATAATGAGAGAGGCCGCCTACCTAAACATTAAGTATGATAAAGCCTTCCCAGCTCTTTACTCTAGGATAATCCCAGGTGCCAGCAAGATTAGAACGTACTGCGTATCGTCCTACTATGGAAGCCCATATGGTGCAGAGTTTTTGGTATTCAATACTACCGATACAGTTATTAGCCTGGATTCAAGCACAAACTCAGCCCTTAGAATTCAAGGTATAACATTTACTCAGCAGTCTAGTAACGAGCTAACTGTTGACGAATTCTTTAACAAAAAGAGTGATCTTTCAAATCCCGTAATAGAAAATGGTGTAGTCGTTTCCTCACCACTATATTCTAAAGAAAAATTCTTGGACATAAGGAACAGCCGGTCGACGTATGGAAGAAAAGAATTTGCCATAGATGCCCCCTACATACAAAGTAGAGACACGGCTAACTCTATGATGAACTGGCTTGCAGAAAAGATCATGGTTCCAAGAAAGTCTTTGGGTCTGAGAGTGTTCTCTTTGCCAACTTTGCAGCTGGGAGATATTGTTAGCGTAAAGTATAGCTCAGATGAAATAGATCAGGTAAGGGAGGGTGACCGCTTTGTTATTTACCAAATAGATCATTCCAGGTCTAGCGGGTCCGTAGAGACGTCAATATACTTAAGTGAGGTAAAGTCCTAATGGTTCAACCAAAAGCAAGTCAAGCTTCGAGGGTAGTCAATGTGGGGTCATCGAATACAGCGGTAAAGATCCCAGAACTTTATAACGTAGATATTAACACTGATGTTGTGCCGGAGTCTGTTCTAGAGTTTCTGCTTTTTGAGCAGATAGCTGGACAAGAGCTTCTGCTAACTTCTAGAACAGACCTTCTTAACGGGCAGAATGTTTCTTATGGAGTTATCAGTAACCTGACTGATCTGCAGCTAGACTATTCTCCGTCAAACATTCTAGCCGTGCCCAACACCTTGCCAGACTTGTTTAAAGTTTATGGTCTAGTTCTTGAGAGTTACGTTCCAGTTTTGGATATAGAGTCTGGTGGGCCTCTGTCAGGCAATGAGTCCCCCAATGCATACATAGACTTGGGAGATGAGTCCACTACAAAGAATCAGCTTATCATAGAGTTTAAAAATATGCAGTCTAATTACGATGTGGAAATTCAGGTCCTTTCTTCTGGTATAATTGAAGATACCGTAATATAAAGCAAAGAGAGTTAAGATGATTACAGATAAAGGAAAAGAAATATTTGGCAAGTACCTGGTAGGTTCTGCACCAGCGTATGCTTCTTACATTGCCATTGGCTGCGGGGCTGCCCCTAACCCCAGTGGATACGAGACAACAGCCGGAGACCTTTCAGCTTGGCCCCAGAAGACTAGCCTAGACTTTGAGATGTTCAGGGTTCCGATAACCTCTAGAGGATTCGTGCAAGACGAAGATGGAAACTCTCAGGTTGTGTTTTCAGCAGAGGTGCCTACCACAGAACGATATGAAATTACAGAAGTCGGCATATTTTCTGCCTCCTCTAACCCCTCCTCTGTTGGTTACGACAGTAGAACTCTTTATGCTTTTACAAGGGAAGAGCCTTGGAAGTACCTGGAAGCGGCTCTCTTTACAGAGGATCAACCTTTAGATAATCTGTCTGCGTCAAAGGATCTGTCTCTTAGCTTTCGTGAGAACCCCGCCATTCAGACTAACGCTACTAACAGAATGTTTAGAGCCGAAAGAGTTGTTCGTTCCGAGCAATCAAGGTACTTTAACAACATGATTATGTTGTCTAGTAATTTTTCTGACTTGTCGGATTCTTCGTCAATTGCTGGGGAATGGGACTTGTCGGATCAAGATAAGATATCTCTTGCAACATCGGTAGACCTTTCCAGGAATTCTCCCCTCGACCAAATCAAGCTAGCCCTATCCGTTGTTGATGTAGATGGAACAGCTGGGGTTGCCCCAAACAGGGTAAGGGTTACCTTAGAATTCACTACGGTTAACAGTGGTGGATCGTTTAGGTTAGACTTTGAGTCAGAGGCTGGAGCTTTTTCACCCAGCAGGTATCGAGTGTTAGAGCAAAGTATCGGTGAAGGTAAGACATATGGAACATTTCTTTGGTCTGCTGTGAACAACGTTAATATTTATGCTGCGGCCGTTGATGAGTCCGGGGAAGTTATTATTGAGTCAGGAACTGACTTACCATACTACTACATTGCCTTAGACGCTATTCGTCTAGAAAACATTGGATCTAAGAATCCACTGTATGCAATGACAGGATACACTGTTATAGAGAACACGGAAAACGGTGTTGCTCGTCCCATAGTGAAGTTACCAAATACATCGGCTATGGTTGAGTTTAGGTTGGGTGTAGGAGTCTTTAATGGCTAATGGAAGAATATTACTAGGACCAGCTTCTTGGGTCGTAAACGAAGACCACGAAGTAAGCTTTAGGTATCGGGTTGTGACAAATGACTTAAACGTTAGGTCTGCATTTTCTCCGACATATGTAGTGGCCGTTCCAGCAGTTGCAGAAATATTCAACACAATAGATTATGGAATAAGCTCTAGAGCTATCGGCTCTCAAAACCTAGTAGACATCGTGTGGTCCTTGTTGCCCAGGTATGACAATATGCCTTATTACGTATTTATTAAAGCCCCTGGGGCAACAGACTTCTCTTATCTTAAATTAACTTACGAAACATCCTTCTCACACATCCTTCCAGCCTCGAGCCCCACGGGTGTCTACAATTTTACAGTGACAATGCCAACAACTGGCAAAACAGCTTTAGCAAATGCAATACTTTTTTCAGCCACAGTAACGATTTAATGGTATACTAGGAGAACTATGGCAAAGATTCCAACACCAGACAGAGGTCAGCCTCTAGATGTTTCCTACATCTACCAGATGGCTACGGCTATCAATGAGCTATCTTCTCAGGTATCGTCTCCTACTTACAAGTATGCTTCTGTTGACACTTCGAGTGGAACCCAGAACAGTCTGATCTCAAACACAAAGATAGTCGCTGGATCAATAGACATCTACTCAACTCTGACAGACGTGTCCCCAGGCCTTGCTATTGACAAGTCTTACTCCTTTAACACTGGGGAGTTTAAGTATCCACCGATTGTAACAGCAAGCCCAGTTCTAACTTCAAAGTCCGAAAACGGTTCAGACCTTAGCGTTACAATTAAGCAGATCACTACCTCTAGGGTTGATCTTACGGTGACATTCTTTGGAACTGGTAAGGCTGCCTTGAAGGTAAACCTTATTGCTATTGGCCTACCGCTCTAGTCGTTAGCCCCCATGCCTCCCAACCCAAAGCGCGGATACAGGACTCGAGAAGAGTATAACGAGGCATCTGTGATACCGGGGAATAAAAAAGTATACTTCTTAAACGGTAAGCTGGTCAGGGCTTATCACATCAATAGGTCTAATGGCATAATGTCTGTCTACAACATAATCGATGACCAAATAGAGAGCTGCCTTATTAGTGATTTTAAAAAGAATCGTGAGAAGGCATACACTGTAGGTGAAACCGCAGACTTAGTGAACAGACATAAGAAGTACATGCCATCGCTGATGAAGCGTGAGGAGATCCCCAGGCCTACGGGAAGTCAAAAAGGTGGGGCAACAGGCTGGCAAGTGAGAAGTTATTATTCAGAGTCACAAGTAAAAGAGATACGAGACATTCTTGCATCTTATCATATGGGTAGGCCAAGAGGTGACGGCCTCCTTACGAACAACATAACACCTACGGCTCCAGAGTTGACAAGGCGCATGGGGCATGGTATGCTTACATATACCAAGACAGAAGATGGAAGATTTATTCCTACTTGGTCGGAGAGTATTTAAAGACATTTGGGTATTGCATGTCTTCCAGATCTGTGGTACTATGTATTACAATAAGTTCTATGAGAGGGACATTATGGAAATCGAAAGTACAAAAATAACGGTAGCATTGGGGTATACCCTAAACCTAGGTAACTTTCAATCATTGAGAGTAGACATTGGAGTAACAGACTCCAAGCGTGACGGAGAAAATACTGACCAAGCCTTCGATCGGATTTACGCATTCGTAGAAAGTAAACTTGGAGATAAGGTTGCTGAGGCATCCCAGGAGCTAGAGACTAAGTAATGGCAGATCGCAAGGAGAGGTTCTCCTTGCTCAGCCGCTACAGCAAGCATCATACTGCACGTTATGAGCAAAGACCTCAAATCAACCTAAACGTAGAACAGTGGGCAGCCGATGCCCTAATTGAGTCATACACTTTACAAGGATGCTATGACCTGCTAGAATATTATTTCGAAGTAGCTCAGAATCCAGCGTGGAAGTATTTTGCCAACTATGCGCAAGATATAATTTCAAAGCGTGACCAGTACAACCAAGATCTAATCGACAGGAAGCAGCGCAGAGCTGCAGCGAAGAAGTGGTTAAGTGAGTAATACAGAGTCTAAACTAATATCAGCCGTCCTAGAGGATAAGCAGGTGCACGTTTTGCTACAGGCAAACGTGGACAACCTTCTCCGTACCCATAAAGACATCTGGGAGTTTATACGAACCTACTCCGAGAGGAATGGGTCCGTACCTCCAACTTCAATACTTGTAGAAAAGTTTAGGGACTTTCAGCCTGTCCCAGGAATCGGAACCACTAAGTATCACTTGGAGGAGTTGCAGGCAGAGTATCTTAATGATAGCCTAAAGGACATGATCCGAACGGCAGCATCAGATATTCAAAATGGTGAAGGCGTCAAGGTATTAGAGTCACTCATTACTGACACCTCTGCCCTAAAGAAAAACACCTCTGCCATCAGGGACATCGATGCCACAGACATCGAAGACGCTGTTGCCTATTACGAACATGTCCAAAAGCAAACTGCTCTTGGAGTACAAGGTATTAGAACGGGGCTTCCCGGATTTGACAACTATCTACCAGCAGGAATTACTGCAGGACAGCTAGGGGTGTTCCTTGCGTATCCAGGTATTGGTAAGTCTTGGTTGTCCCTATACTTTGCGGTACAGGCATGGAAGCTCGGCAAGACTCCTATGGTCGTAAGCCTAGAGATGAGTGAGACAGAAGTTCGTAACCGCGTGTTTACAATTATGGGCGAAGGCCTTTGGTCTCACAGAAAGCTTTCCGCAGGTGACGTAGAAGTTGACGACCTGAGAAGGTGGCACAAGAGCAAGCTAGAGGGCAAGCCAGAGTTTCACATCATATCAAATGACTCTGGTGGGGAAGTTACTCCATCGGTTCTTCGAGGAAAGATTGACCAGTACAAGCCAGACTTTATTATCGTTGATTACCTACAGCTGATGTCTCCTAATCAAAAATCTGAGAACGAGACTGTTAGGATGAAGAACCTTTCTCGGGAGCTAAAGCTAATGGCCATCTCTGAGGAGGTACCTATCCTAGCCATATCCTCAGCGACCCCTGACGACGTCACCAAGCTAGATACAGTTCCAACCCTAGGACAGACAGCCTGGAGCCGTCAGATCGCTTACGACGCCGACTGGGTCCTAGCCCTGGGCCGAGCTGCAAACTCCGACGTAATCGAATGCGTATTCAGAAAAAACAGAAATGGGTTTATGGGAGAGTTCCTTGTTCAGGCAGACTTTGACAAGGGGTGGTACAAGTACAAGGACTACGAAGGTGGAAGTTCTTCGTAGTAGATCTATCAATTTTCAAAGATGTCTAGTATAATATATGTATGGAAAGCTATCATCACAAGGCTATAAAGAGTTTTAGTATCAGTGGAGAGATCTACGATGACTCTGAAATAATAAGGCTGCGAGATGAATACTCTAGAGTATTGCACACAGGCATGAGAATTTCTGGATACGTTCCAAGGCTAGACATTTTAGAAGATTTCACAATAGAATACGAAGAAGCAACTCTAATATTTAAATTTAAGCTAACAATATATGGTTCATACATAGGGAAGAAAAAAAGCGAATGGGTGATGGGATTAAACAGTACAGCTCCAGTCTATACTCAGAGGAGCAAGTCAAGCGAGTTATTACGGGATCCGGCCTCACCATAGAAGGCGAAGTCGATATTGACTTCCTACTGTTCTGCCCATTTCACCCAAACCATCGAACTCCAGCTGGAGAAATTGATAAATCCAAGGGCACGTTCTTTTGTTTCTCCTGTCACAAAGTCGCAGACTTAACAGAGTTTGTTATGCACACAACCGGAAGGACTTACTTCGAGTCCGCTAGGTTTATTAAAAGTAAAGAGACTGAGACTAACATAGAGGCAGAGGTGCAGAGGGCTCTTACAGAGCGACCAGAGTACGTGCCTTTCGATGAGGTTACTATTCAGCGCCTTTCTCAGCAGGCACTAGATTCCCCAAGGGCGGTCAACTATTACCTTGGCAGGAATATATCTAAAGAGTCCATGGAAACTTTTAAGCTTGGGTTTTCGGAGAAGCAAGACATGGTCACGATACCTGTGCATGCCCCCAACGGGATGGCTGTAGGTTTTGTTGGTAGGTCTATAGAGGGCAAAGAATTTAAGAACACCCCAAAACTTCCTAAAGGCAAAGTCCTGTTCAACCTGCATCGCGTAAAAAACGCAGATAAGATTTATGTTGTGGAGTCCTCATTTGATGCGATAAGATTACATCAATGTGATTTTCCAGCGGTAGCTACGTTGGGATCAAATGTATCCAACATACAAACAGACCTACTACAAAAATACTTCAATAACGTAATAGTTATTGCTGATAATGATGAAGCAGGCGGAAACATGAAAGACAGGATAATTAAAAAACTTGGCTCTAGAGTATCCGTAATACAGTTAGAAAAGCAATACAAAGATATAGGCGATATGTCAGATAACGATATAAGAAACTTAGAGTATTCGTTTGACAAATCAATAGCCAGCATGCTAACATAATACATACAAACAAGGAGAACAAAACATGAGCATTACAAGAGGACTAAAAGACATCAACGCACTACTAGACAAGCCGAAGTATGAATCTAACGGAGAGAAGGTTCGATGGCTTAAGCTTGTAGACGGACAGTCAGCAAAGATTCGATTCATCGAAGAGCTGGACGAAGAGTCCGCAGGTTACGCCGAGGGCAGGGGTCTTGCAATCGTCGTTAAGGAGCACACAAATCCAAAGGACTACAAGCGCAAGGCTTTGGACACCATGGACTCTGAGGGTCGTGACTGGGCAGAAGAGATGAGCCGCAAGGATCCTAAGGCAGGCTGGAAAGCCCGTCTACGCTTCTACTGTAACGTCCTTGTGGATGACGGTCTCGAGCCTCCATACGTTGCTGTGTGGTCCCAGGGTGTCGGCAAGCAGTCGGCATTCAACAACCTTAGAGAGTACGCTTTGGAAACTGGCAGTATCTCTAACATGTCATGGAAGATCAAGAGAAACGGTCAGGGAACAGAGACTAGCTACACCCTGATCCCCACAGCACCAGACTCTGAGCCATTCGACTGGTCAGGACATGAGCCTTTCGATTTGGAGAAGGTCGTAAGACACGTACCTTATTCAGAGCAGGAAAGTTTCTACCTTGGGTTTGACGGCCCATCCTCTGTAACTGCAACCAACATAGACTGGTAATTTATATTAGGAGGGGTGGCCACTCGCTGCCCCTCCTTTTACACGCCCCTATTGACATCACGCGCTCACTGTGCAATAATTATTGTACGCATAACAGAGGATCTTAATGAGCTACAACGGCCTGCACGTTCACACACACTACTCGCTCTTTGACGGGATTGCTACTCCTCAGGAGTATGTTGACCGTGCCAAAGATTTGGGCATGTCTGCCATTGCTATTACAGACCATGGATCCCTTTCTGGACACAGAGAGTTTTATCGTATGGCTAAGGACAAGGGGATTAAACCTGTCCTTGGCGTAGAGGCCTACATCACAGCCGATAGGTTCGACCAACGAGGTAACGATGCTCGCGACGGATTACTAGACTTAGTTTACAACCACGTAATTATTCTTGCAAAGAATAAGGTTGGGCTTTACAATTTAAACAAGCTAAACGAAATTGCTTGGACAGAAGGTTTCTTCAAGAAGCCACGTATTGACTACGAGGTGTTAGAGAAATATGCGGAAGGCCTAATCGTTCTTTCCGGATGCCTCTCTGGTGCTCTAGCAAAAGCTATTGAGGCAGAAGAGCTTGCGGAAGCAAAAACTATTATTGAGTGGCACAAGAGGGTCTTCAAGGACGACTACTACATTGAGGTTATGCCACACAACGGGGAGGCTGTTAACAAGCAGCTTCTAGCTTTGGCAGACCAGTACAACGTAACCCCAATCATCACCCCAGACTGTCACCATGCTGATGCGGGGCAAAAAGAAATTCAGGAGCTTAAGCTTATCCTTAACAGCTACTCTAATAAAGTACAGAAGGATGTTACTTACAACAAGTCTTTAAAGCATGACAGCCTAATGGATAGACTAGATTACCTGTACGGCGAACGCCAAATATCATTCGCTAAGTTTGATATTCATCTTCTATCTGATGAAGAGATGCGTTCTGCTATGGTTTCACAAGGTGTTGACCGAGAAGACATGTACACTGCAACCCAAGAAGTTGCCGATAAGGTTCAGGACTACGAGATAGAAGACTACGCAGACTTACTACCGGTTCAGTACCAGGATCCTAATGGCGAGCTGAGGATGCTGGCTGAGCAGGGGCTCAAGAAGCGTGGCGTTGATTCCCAAGAATATCGTGATAGGTTAGACGAAGAGCTTAAGGTTATTCAGGACAAGAACTTTGGTCCATACTTTCTCGTTGTTAGGTCTATGATTTCTTGGGCTAAAAAAGAGGGGATCATGGTTGGTCCTGGTCGAGGTTCTTCTGCTGGATCGCTTCTGTGTTACGCATTAGAGATTACAGACATTGACCCCATCGTTCATGGATTGCTCTTCTTTAGATTCATTAACCCTGAGCGTAGCGACTTCCCAGACATCGACACCGACATCCAGGATTCTCGAAGAGAAGAAGTAAAGGACTACCTTGTAAGGCAGTACAAGCACGTGGCATCCATTGCTACTTTCTTGCAGTTCAAAGATAAGGGGGTAGTCAGAGACATCGCCAGAGTCCTTCATATACCTCTTACAGACGTCAACAAGGTCCTAAAGGTTATTGATACGTGGGAAGACTATTGCCGATCCCGTCAGGCCGAATGGTTCAGAGAGAAGTACCCAGAGATTGAGGTCTATGGAGAGCAGCTACGTGGACGAATTCGTGGGACTGGCATACACGCAGCTGGTGTTGTGACGTCAAAGCAGCCTATCTTCAAGTTTGCCCCTATGGAGACTAGGGTCTCTCCTGGAACTAAGGAGAGAATCCCTGTGGTAGCCGTAGACATGACCGAGGCAGAGCGTATTGGTCTAATCAAGATCGATGCTTTGGGCCTTAAAACTCTATCAGTCCTAAGAGACACCCTAGACATAATAGAGGGGCGTCACGGAAAGAAGATTGACCTACTAGAAATTGACATGGACGACTCCAATGTTTACAAAATGCTATCAGACGGGTATACCAAGGGGGTATTCCAGTGTGAGGCTACCCCGTATACAAATCTTCTAGTTAAGATGGGCGTCAAGAACTTCTCTGAGCTAGCAGCTTCTAATGCTTTGGTCCGACCAGGTGCCGCAAACACCATTGGTAAGGACTACATCGCTCGCAAGCAAGGAAGACAGAGCATTAGTTACCACCACAAAGTCTTTAAGGAGTTTACGGCTGAAACTTACGGCTGTGTCTTGTATCAGGAGCAGGTCATGCAGGCATGTGTATACCTAGGCGGTATGAGTATGTCTGAAGCCGACACTGTTCGTAAGATTATTGGAAAGAAGAAAGACGCTAAAGAGTTTGACGTCTTCAAGGATAAGTTCGTAAAGGGTGCATCTAACTACCTAAGCCCTAATGCTGCACTAGACCTTTGGACAGACTTCGAGGCTCACGCTGGGTATTCGTTTAACAAGTCTCACGCCGTGGCGTACTCAACTCTTTCCTATTGGACAGCATGGTTAAAGAATAGATACCCACTAGAGTTTATGTACTCTATCCTTAAGAATGAAAAGGACAAGGACGCCAGAACAGAATACCTAATTGAGGCTAAGCGTATGGGAATATCTATCAAGCTTCCTCATATCAATGATTCAGATGCTGACTTCAAGATCGAAGGTAAGGGCATCAGGTTCGGACTCACAGGCATAAAGTATATCTCAGACAACATTGCCGAGAAGTTTTTAGCAGTGCGTCCATTCAAGTCTTATAGCGACCTAGAGGCCTTCACTTCCAAGAAGGGCAGTGGTGTCAACAGCAGGTCCCTGCAGGCCCTACGGGTAGTCGGTGCAGCAACATTCGAAGACAACCCTCGTAAGGACGATGAGATTCGTGAAAACCTTTACGAGTTCCTGAACCTCCCAGAGTTTAATATATCTGTGCCACAACACTTTCACGCATTCATTAATGATGTTGAAGACTTTGACGACAAGGGATCCTTCATACTTATGGGCATGGTCAAGAGTATAAAGAGGGGACCTGGATGGTCAAGGATAGAGTTGCTAGATAAGACTGGTAGTGTTGGCATCTTTGACGACGAGCAGACGACTATAGAACCAGGGAAGACCTATCTATTACTAGCAAGTGACAACAGAGTTCTTAATGCGATACAGATTGACGACATTGGTAAGGTGGAGTCATCACTAATTAAATACTTAAACTACAAGACTCTTCCTTTTAAGGGTGATGAGATGTATGTTGTGTCGTTTAAATCACGGGTAACGAAGGCAGGAAAGAAAATGGCATACCTAACCCTTGCAGATACCGCCAGAGAGCTTCACCCCGTAACGGTGTTCCCAACCCAGTTCTCAAAGGCTTACATGAAAATAAAAGAAGGCAGCTCGTATGTCTTCAGCTTCGCAAAAACAAAAGATGGAACAATAATTATGGAGGACGTACATGACAACAATTGATGAGGCTCTAGCTTTATTAGATCCAAAGTTACGAAAGAAGGTGGCACCAGCGGTGGGAATCAAGACAGAGTTTCAGAAGACTCCTAGCCCAGGTCTTAATAAGGCCTTGGGTGGTGGGTTTCCGTATGGCAGACAGGTTCTTCTTTGGGGGAGCAAGTCTAGCGCCAAGTCTTCTCTGTGTTTGCAGACAATCGGGTTGGCACAAAAAGAAGGAAAACTTTGTGCTTGGGTTGATGCAGAGATGTCATACGATGCAGAATGGGCTGAGAGGCTAGGGGTAGACCCCACACAGCTGATTTACTCAGAGGCAAGGAGCATCAACGACATGGTAGATGTTGTCGTAGCCCTGCTGCATGCAGGCGTAGACATGATTGTGATAGATAGTATAAGCTCTCTTCTTCCAGCGGTATACTTCGAGAAAGACTCTACAGAGTTAAAGCAGCTGGACAACACTAAGCAGATTGGGTCAGAGTCAAAGGACCTAAAGCATGCTTGGATGATGATTAACTATGCGAATAATCAGGAGAAGCCAGCTCTGATTGTTGCTATCTCTCAGGCTAGGAATAACATTACAGCAATGTATACTCAGTCTATTCCAACTGGAGGTAATGCAACTCAGTTCTTCTCCTCAACTATCGTAAAGCTGTTCTCATCCTCGTCTGATGGTCAGGCCATTAAAGGCAAGATTCAAGTTGGAGACAAGCTTATAGAACAAAAGCTAGGTCGGACAGTTCGCTGGGAGGTTCAAAACTCTAAGACCTCTGCACCAGGAGAGTCTGGAGAGTATGGGTTTTACTATAAGGGAGACCTTATTGGAATCGATGTTATTGGAGACCTTGTAGATACGGCAGAGATGGTGGGCTATGTGGAGCGTACAGGTGCTTGGTACATCCTTCCAGACGGTACAAAGGTTCAGGGAAGAGACGCGTTCGTAAAGCGTGCCAGAGAGGACTCTGCCCTTCAGCAAGAGCTTAGGGACAAGGTCAATGGGCTCTAGCCGATACAGCACATACACCGGAAAGTTTAACTGTCATGTATGCAAGGACCCCGTGACCTCACTTAGGCATTATCCAGAGGTAACGGAACTTACTTGGATGTGTGGACAAAACCACCTAACTAAGGTACAATTAACTATAAAGAAAACAAAGAGAGACTATGAGCGAGAGATCTGAGTCCAAGAGAAT